TGCTTGACATTTTCAACGACAACCCACAGTTCCAGATGATCGAACTTACCCACGGCATTAACGCCCGTGAGTACGTTCCCGGTCGACTGGGCGAGATGGGCCTTTTCTCTAGCCGCGGTGTGCGCAGCCCTAAGTTCGCAATCGAACGTATGGACCACACCCTGAATCTCATCAAGTTCGATGAGCGAACCGGCCCGGTCAAGCGCGTTAGCCGTGACCTCCGGAACATCCGCGACTTCCAGATTCCACGACTTGCTCGCGGTGCGGACTGCTGCAAGAGCGTTTGATGAAGGTGGACCTGTCGATCAGCTCTACGATTGAGTTCGGTCGTATGGGCGCGCTGCGGGGTGAGTTGTCCGAGCCAGACGGCACGGTTTACTACAACTACTTCCAAGCGTTTGATGTCACCCCGGACCCCGTTGTTACTTACAACCTGTCCGGCCCTGCGATCGGTTTCCGAAAGCAGCTGGCTGACGTACAACGCCGCATGGAAGATCGTCTCGGCGACGTCAACTTCTCTTATGTTCACTGCCTGTGTGGTCCAGACGTTATGGACCTGCTGGTCGAGAACGCACCTTCGGTTTTGCCGAAGTGATCTTCGAAGAGTATCGCGGCAAGCTGCGTGACGAAGAAGGCAACCTGGTCACGTTCATCGGTGACGATGAAATGATCTTCCTGCCAATGGGCGCGCAGATTCCGGTTTTCGAAACCGTGTACGCACCGCCTGCACGTTTCGGTCTGACGAACACCGTCGGCCTGCCACGCTACGTTATCCCTAACGAAGATGACTCAAACGACCGCGTTCAAATCTGGGAGATGGAATCCCATCCACTCAGCATTTGCCTGCGGCCTGAAGTTATCCAGCGCGGCGTAGCTACTTAAGTCTTACCCGCTAACGCGGGACCTGTTGCCTCCCTGGGCGAAGGGGTGTGGGTAAACGATCCGTTCTCGGCTCGACCCGAGCATGAAGGAAGTAAACCTGCGGTGGAGGTTCACGACTCGTTCGCTCAAACAATGGCGCAGGACGACCAGCTAACTATCGAAGGCACTCGTTACCGAGTGCGATACATGGAACCGTTCGACTCCGAAGGGTTCGCACGCGCGGAGCTAATGGATGACGACCCCTATTAAAGGACCTGTTGAACTTCTGCAGCGTCTACAGGAATTCCTACCGCACAACACACTCTTTGGTCGGATGGATTCACTTCCAAAAGAATTCAAAGAGGGTTGGGTGGTAAGTCTTGGCGACGTCAATAAGAACGACGACAGCTCTGGTCTGTGTTGTGACGGGTACGAACGCGTTATCTACATCGACTATCGGGCGCAACTGCACCGGGACGGTTGGATGATGAGGACCCTCGAAAGCCAAGAAGAGCTTTTGGGTTTCGCATCGCAGCTGCATCCGCGCCTGCGGTTCCAAAACTTCGATGAGCCGCAGGTTGAGGGAGGTGACAGCGAATACGTTATGTCCCGATCGACTTGGGTTTTCCAATACGACGCTTAAATAAGGATCACTAGCAATGACCATTGATGGTGAGTCTACTGAAATTGATACCACATGTCTGACCAGCCTCGCGAAAGAGTACCGGTTGGGACTGCGAGACAACGGCAACATCTCTATCGGCGTGTTTCGCGACGACAGTGATCCGGGGCAAGCGCGTATTAATGCGCTGCTGTCTTCTGGGCAGCCGGAGCAATTTCGGATCACCCTTAACGTTCCCGAGACGGGTGGCGACACCTACGAGTTCTTGGGATTGGTTAAGAGTTTCAACCTCGACGGTTCCGTCGACAACGTTCTTGAGGGTGAAATCGGAATCCGCATTAGCGGCGAAGTCACTTACACGAACAACTAGCCCTAGTTTGCTTTGGGAGGCTAACTATTATGAGTTTACGAGACGAGATCATCGGTGCCGCCGATATTAAATACGACACCGTGCATGTTCCCGAGTGGAACAAAGACATTCGCGTTAAAAGTCTGAGCGCAAGCGATACAGAGCGTTTAGAACGATACCAAGAGAAGAATAAGAACAGACCGGAACAAGACTACCTCGGCTATCTAGCCAGTCTAGTTATCGTCGACGAGGACGGCGCGCGGATATTCGACAAGGCCGGCGACGCCAAGACGCTTGGCGATAAAAGTATGACGGCGTTGACGGCCATACTATCTGCAGCCGCCGCTCTGAACGGTGAGCTAAACGTCGTGGGTCTGGACGAGGCCGCGGCAGCAAAAAACTAAAACGGCGACCCGCACTCCTGCGGCTATACGCGGTCGCCGATCGGCGCAACCTATCTCTCGATGAGGTTCGCGCAATGCCGCTAGAAGAGTTCTTGCACTGGTGTGCGTACCTCAACTTCGATGCCTACGAAAACAGTATGCAAGAAGACGCCGAGCCGTCTGCCGATCCCCAAGAGCAGCGCGACTTCTTTAAGAAAAACCTGCTAGGACAATAGCCTAAGTGACAACTCCCACAACGGGAATACGTTTAGTATTCACGGCGTTTACCGCGCGCGCAACAAGAAACGTAAACGGTTTTACGAAATCGATCGACCGTGCTCGTGTGGCCGCAGGTCTGTTTGTTGTCGGCCTGGCGGCACGCAACCTCGCGCAGTCTGCGGATCAGTTTTCGAACATAACGAACCAAGTTCGCGTAACGGCGTCCGCGACCGAAGATGTTGCGGCGTCCACCGGCGAAGTGTTTCGTATCGCGCAACGGTCGCGCGCAGCGATAGACGCAACTGCGCGAACCTACACGCGACTCAAGCGGGTAGGTGGGGAGTTTGGCGCAACGCAGGCGCAAGTATTAGTCGCCACCGAGGCGATCCAGAAGTCGTTCCAGGTCGGCGGTGTCTCGGCAAAAGAGGCCGCGGGGTCAGCCCTCCAGCTGAGCCAAGCGCTGGGGTCAGGAAAGCTAGCTGGGGATGAACTCAGGGCAATCTTGGAGGGCAACCAGGTCCTTTCAAAAGCAATTGCCGATGAGTTTGGAGTCGGCGTTGGTCAGCTGAAGCTCCTGGGCGAGCGAGGCAAGCTCGTCTCCGCGACAGTGTTCAAGTCTATTCTGGAAGCGGCGGGTCAGATAAACGAGGACTTCGCAAAGTTGACGCCGACGTTTTCACAGTCCGCGACCATTTTGAAGAACAGCTTCATCGTTGCTATCGGACAGATAAATCAGGCATTCGATCTGTCGGGAAAGTTCTTCTCACTAGCATCGACCGTATCCGACTCGTTTATCGACGGCGCCGAGAACGCAATTATAGCGTGGGGTGAGTTTGAGAAGTTCATAATTAAGTCAAAGGCGCGTCTAGGTGTAGAGGTCGATCAGCTACAGGACGACGTGGTTAACGTATTCGATGGTGTAGCCGGAGAAGGGGCGTTTGATGCCGCCATCGAACAGGCCAAAGAGTTGGGAACAAGAACGGCCGGATTCGTAAAAAACCTTTTCAGAGCCGCCGCTGGGACTGGAGCGGGGTCCGGACCGCTGGTAAAAACAAAGACTGACCTGGAAGAGGCGGAAGCCGCCGCGGTCAGTTTCGGCACAACGTTCCTGGCGAATCGAGAAGCGGAGAAAACCGCAAAGTTAGACGCTGCGCTTGTGGGAGTGAAAGCCCGATTCGAAGAGATAAACAAGCGATCCGCGGCCGCCACTGAGAACGCCGACAAGCTCCGCAACGGGCTGCGCCAGCTGCTAGAGGCGCCCGTGTCAACGGAAGTTAGCGGCGGGGTGGTAGGGCAAACCGCGACAAAGATAGAAGACTTGTCTGAATTCGCACTGCAGGCCGCCCGCAACATGCAGTCCGCCTTCGCCGATTTCCTGTTTGACCCATTCGATGAAGGGATCAAAGGAATGCTCCGCGGTTTCGTGGACATCATACGACGGATGATCGCCGAAGCATTAGCGGCGCGACTGCTGGAAAGTCTGTTCGGGAATCAGAACGCCGTAAACAAAAGTGGAAAAGAAGTCGCCGGCAGTGGATTCGCCAAAGCCATTGGCGGCCTGTTTGGTTTCCGCGACGGCGGCGGATTTACGGTCGGCGGCAGCGGTGGGCCAGATTCAAAGCTTGCGGCATTCCGAGTATCGCCCGGTGAGCGAGTGAGCATCACTAAGCCTAACCAATCGGCCGGAGGTGCGATCACTATTGTGAACAACGTCAATGTCTCCGGTAACGGCGTGACGATGGCGGAAGTAAACGCCGCCGTCGCGCAGGGTAACCAATCTACCATGGCGAACCTGGCGGACATACGACGACGAGGCCGCGGATAATGGCTAACTATGACTTTCCCGACATCTGCCCCAACGAAACAGAGTGGGGGTTAGTGACCAACACACGGTCGCACATCAGTCCACTGACTGGCGCGGTAACTACGTCCGGTCGACGTGGCACGCGTTGGTTTACACGCATGACGTTTAACGCACTGGCGGACGACAAACGTCGGCTTCTGCAAGCGCATATCGTTCGTCTGAACGGGCAGACTCACCGGTCCATGCTGTTCGACTGGAGTTACCAGGCGAGTTATGGAGCCGGCGGCGGTGCGAACGTCAATGGCGGCGGGCAAGTCGGCAGTACGCTCAACATATTTCCCAGCGCAAACTGGGGTCGCAACGGGGATTACTTTTTGCTCAACGGCGAGCTGAAGATGATAACCGACGACTTCGGCGGAACCGGTACGCAAGTCAGCTTCACCCCACCCCTACGACAATCCCCACCTGGCGGCGCATTCCTCAGCCAAGCGCGTCCTATGCGCATCCCAATGATACTAGTTGGCAACGACACCTCCTGGGCGAATCAGCCCGACACCAGTTTAAATAACGCCGCCTCGTTCAGTCTCGAATTCATTGAGGACATTAATCAATGAGTCGGGCGTTATCCATAGCGAACCTAGCCGCGGCGCGCGGGCCGCACGTAATGCCCGTCATCTTCGCGCAGCTTGAATTTGACTCGGGAACGTTGTGGCTGCACAACTCGCTCGGCCCACTGAACGCCTTGGGTCAGTTGTGGACGGGGATGGGGGAGTTCAGCAATGTTGAGGGTGTCGAGGAGGGCGCCGAGCTATCGCCGTATGCGGTACGACTCGCGCTAAACGCTCTGGACCCACAACTGCTGGCGGCCGACCTAAACGAAAACTACTGGGGTCGCGGTTGCGCGCTGTACATCGGCTGGCTGGACCCGGACACCGAGCAGCTGGTTGATGACCCAGATAGATTCTGGCTTGGCACGATGGATGACATGTCCGTGTCCATTGGCGGACCGGACGGTGACGTGATCTTGATGACTGCGGAGTCTGAGTTCGCGAGGATCGACGCGGCCAACGGATCATTGTTTGCCCACGTCGAGCAGCAGCAGCTGTTTCCCGGCGATATATTTTTCCAATACTTAGCACAAACCGTTGACGCTCGACCAAGGTGGGGTATCTATGCCGAGGCAGGGGCGGGACAAAGCCCCTATACCGTCGGTGTTGGCGGTGTACAGGGGGGTCGATGAATCGACTGGCTATTGTCAATGGCGTCGTCAACACGATGACCGGCGAAGATTTTAAGTACGGCGACTTGGACTGCTGCTTGTTTGCAGCTCTGGTCGCTCAAGAAATATCCGGCAACGACTACGCGGCGGAGTTTAGCTACGACGACGAAGACGAGGCGGCGCAGATCATTGAAGCGCACGGTGGGTTGGAAGGATTACTGACGTCCCTACTGGGCGAGCCGACAACGAACCCGCCGCGACCTGGGGACACGGTGCTGCTTGATCTGGACGAGCCCACTGTTGGCGTGTGGTATATGCGCAGCCCGATCGTGCGCGGCCCAAAACGTTTTTATGAAGTGCCCGGCGGCCGTGCCGTGCGCGTGTGGGCTATAGACTAGTGCCCGCTACAATCGGCGCTATCGCCACCTATGTTGGCGGGGCGGTTGCGGGTGTGGCGGGCGTAGGATCAACCGTCGGACTCGTGGCGGGCCTTACAGCCTACGCGGGCACGTATGTTGCGTTGACAGTCGGCCTTGCCTACGCCACAAACGAATTGCTCGGACCCAAGAACCCGGAAACTGGGGCGTCAGGCCGAGAGATAACGGTGCGATCTACGATCGAGCCGCGAAAGATCGTGTACGGAGAAGCGCTGGTCTCCGGTCCGGTGGCGTACGTGAACACACGCGCCCCAGCAAACGCCCCGTCGGTCGACACGCTCGCCGAGCTGTGGCACGTCATCGCGTTGGCCGGCCACGAATGTAGCGACTGGTTAGAGCTGCGACTCGACGGTGAGATAATCCCCCGGAGCGATTTCGACGCAAACGGCGATGTGTTCCAGGGCCGGTATATGGGCGTCGTCCCTGCGCTCAGCGTTTACTTCAACGCCGGCGGTGATAATCAGCTCGCCATACCCGAGATGGTCGCCGCGTTCTCCGACTGGACCGGCAACCATCGCGGTCGCGGCATGTGTCACATGGCGACACGATTTCAAACGGCGGACGTGTTTGCAGAACTGTGGGAGCAAGGCCCCCCACAAAATATCCAGCTCCTACTGCAGGGGAAGAAAGTCTACGACCCGCGTCGCGATCCGACGTCCCCGCACTATGACGGCGCTGGCGCGCAAGTCCTCGGTGACCGGACGACGTACGAGTACAGTAACAACCCCGTGCTATGCACCGCCGACTACATGACCGATGAGCGCGTCGGCATGGGGTTTAGCTTGGGTCGGTTTGACTGGGGCGCATTGGCCGCCCAAGCGGACGTGTGTGACGTTATCGTCAACACGCCCGGCGGGATGCAGAAGCGCTTTACTATTAACGGTACGCTTCACACCGGCACCGAGAACCGCGCGAACTTGCGCGAACTGCTGACGTCGTTCAACGGTCGGATAACTTACACCGGAGATAAGTTCATCATCCTCGCGCCGTCGTTCGTGGCGCCTACGCTGTCGCTGACCGACGATGACATTCTATCCGACTTGCAGGTGTCTACCGGCATCCGCAAGCAGGATCGCTACAACGCCGTTCGCGGTGTTTTCTACGACCCGGACAACGAGTTCAAACCGAACGAGTACCCGGATGTTTCGTACCCGGCACTGCTTTTCCGTGACAACGGAGAGCGACTGTACGCGGATCAGCGGTTCAACATGGTCAACGACGTGTACCAAGCGCAACGGGTGGCGCTACAGCGATTGCTGTTAGATGACCAGAGTACGTCTTGCGTGGCCACGTTTAACATGAAAGCCTTGGAGCTGATTGTTCACGACCGTGTGTTTTTATCGGTCGGAGACCTGGGATGGAACAACAAAATCTTCCAGGTTAAAGAGTGGACGTTCGTTGACACGAACGGCACGCTGGGCATCCAAATGCGTATGATAGAAGATGATGGCGCCGCCTACGCCGACCCCGACGTCGGCGACTACTCCGAAGTTGACGCCAGCGGTAATGTCACCGATCCGATCAACACGGTTCCCGCGCCCGAAAGCGCGACAGCGATCGCGGTGTCCGGCGGCATTCGTATTGAGTGGGAGAACAGCGCCGAGAACCAGTTCTACAATCGCACGCGTGTGTATTGTAGTGAGTCGCCGTTCGTGTCAGAGGTACGGGTGTTTGAAGGTGTGGCGACAAGCCACATTCAAACATACGCAGCCGCTACCACCGCCCGGTACACCGTCGTACACGTTAACGAGAACGGGGCGGAGAGTGCGCCGGCTACTACTGGCGTAGCGACCTCCATTGTACCGTCGGGCGGTAGCGCCAACGGTGTGTGGGGCGCACTGGCGGGGGAGGTGTGGGTAACAAATGATGGTATCAACTTCGGACCGGCGCCGTTCACGTTCAGTGAAACCGCAGAGTTTTTCCTTAACGGAACAACGTCAATGCCGCTGACCGCCGTGCTCGACACGTCTACCGGTTTGATAACTGTGACCGCTGGCACAATCACGGGACCTGAATCTGCCAATGTCACCTTTAACTTCAACGGTACGAATGGCAGCGATCACGTCACTGTCGTAATAGCACACAGTAGTGGCCCCTCGGTGATAGCGTCGTACTCCGCCATTAACGTAAACGCGTCGGGACCGGCAAAATGATTCGAAGTCGTAAACTGAACATGGCGCTCCGCCCCGCGGAGACCATTGCAGAAATAGATGTGCTCGCCGAAATGATGGTCGAGGCGCGGAACGACGCCGCGACGTTTATTGATTTCAACGCCGTCGTTAACGTACCCAACACGCCGAGCATCGAGACACTGTTCGCTATCGTTGACGGTGAGGTCGTTGGGTTTGTTCGCGTCGAGCAAGTACGTACCCACGCGATAGTGAAGCACTTAGGTGTGCATCCCGACCATCGCGGGAACGGGTACATGAGTAAGATGATCCGTCTCTTGCGGCCCTATGTGTTTGTTCACTTGGGCATGGAGACCTGTGCGTTCGACGTTATCGGGAGTGTAGAAGAGCTACTAACCTACTGCGAGAAGCGTGACATGTACTCCGAGACCTGGGTACGGGATAGCGATAACGGCCCGCACCAACTACACCGGCAGATCGTAACGCGCGAGGGGTACGAGCAGTGCATAACTGACAACCCAGACGAGCACGTTGACGACGTCGAGATACTATTCGAGGGTAAAGATGAAGACTAAGCTACTTATAGCGGTTGTTTTACTGCTGAGCGGTTGCGCCGGCACCTCCGTACAGTACGAGTGGCGCGAGCAACCTGACGGGTTTTACTTCCACTGCGTGGTCGGTACAGACACCTGCGATACGCAGTTTAAGGCGTATCGGGATACTGGGGTGATGATTTAGCGATCAGTCAAAATCACTCCTATCTGCCGGCGTTGGGTTATGGCCTTCGCGCATTATTTTTGCCATTCGGAATACGCTAGCCACCCACTCTGAAAATCCCGCGTATCTATCCCACTCATCCCCATCGCAAACCCAATAGTGGTGCCCCAGAAAACAGCCCTCGTACAACGCAAAAATAGCTTGATCGCCAACAGCTCTAACTATCTCGATATTGGGCAAGCCATATTTAAGCGGCTCTTTTACATACTGCCATGTGTCATCCCAAACGGGCCTTAGTTTGTACTGGAACTCTCCCATCACTCCAACCCCACCAACATCATAGCCAGCGGTATACCAGCGCCCCAGATAGCCAACTGAAGTAAGCGCAGTTCTGACTCAGTCATGCTGCCCTCGGCATCGAGTAGCGTCTGATCAAGACATCAACGCGCCTGGCGACGAACTCTTTCGAGAAGTCGTCCTCTTCTGACCCGTCCCAGAACAGCTCGTCCGGATCGAGGGCCGAAAGCCCGTCCCAGAACAGCTCGCCCGCCTCAAACTCCGTAATACCGAACACTTCGGCCGCCATATTACCAAACTCGCGCCAAGTGCCGTCTGCGTATTGTGCGTCGAGTACGTAAGTAGTACCCCCACCAAATGATAGTGTTACTTTCCGCCACTCCGCTATGAACCCCAGCTCTCTAAACTCTGGCTGCAGGCCTAGCGCCCCGCCGAAACAGCACACCGTCCCGCAGTAGTTCCCATCCTCACCAAGCGACTCCGCCTCCCCCCACACGCTCATATCGAACCTATCTACGCCAGGTATCTCTGGCAGCAACAAAATCTCTTTTGCCATTTTCAGTCGACGCACTGTCTCTGATCGTTCCATCACTCGTCACCTCCGGATTTTGCATCGCTGTAGATGGTCAGCGCGGTTTCCGGCCAGTACCCGACGTCCTCCCAGTTGTCCACCAAATCCTCCGTCTCCATGACGTAGCACTCGATGTCTTCGTCTCCGAAGCGAAGAACAGGTGTCGCCCAGTTACTGCACAAGTAGACGTAGGTGTCCTCTTCAGGAACGGGCTGTCCGGCGACAACTATCGGCCCGCCGGTCCAGCCCCAGTCTTCAACGAGACCCGCTTCGGCGCTGTCCGCGCCTCGTTCCGCGATTAGTTTCGCGGCGCAATCCCAATCAAAAAATTTCATCGGGCTACCGGCCATGCGGGCGGCCTGGCCTCGTGCGAATGCGTCTAATGTATCCATTGCTAGTGATCCTTTTATGATGCGGCTTGCCGGCCGCGTTGAGTTCAATAATGCACAGGGTGAATCAAGGTGTCAACAAATAATTAACCTAATTTTTGTTCATCGCCTCCGCGATACGCTCTGCGTCGTCGAAGTCAAATACCTCTAACACATTTTTGTAATAGCGGTTTTCTTTGTGTTCAACACCTGGTACCGGCCTTTCATGGGGTCCGGCCGCCATTTTCCTGACTCGTTCACGACACCACCTTTAGGCTACCCGCGCGACGTATGGCCTTATCGCCTTCACTGAAATTTGCTAACAAGACGACCTTACCGCCGTTCTGTACATCTTCGTAGGCGCACGCCTCGGTACATTTCACGACGTAGCCGGTCGGGTCTTGTCCGACGCCAACCTCAGCGCCGAACCACTCCTGAATGGTCTCGGTTACTACTCCAGTAATCTGTCCGTCTGTGACGGTGTCACCGACCTTGGGCGGGGCGACGACTTTCTCAGTAGAATCGCACAAGGCGTTCCACATGGCGTCCTCTTGCTTCGCGGTTGGGGGCAACTTCGGGTCAACTCGTGGTGATTCTGGGTGTTCGTCCATGCTAGTGGTCCTATATAAATCAAT